TTGCGGTATCAGCCATACCAGCAGTTTTCATTGTTGTCACTAATTCCTGAATAGACAAAGCAGATTGTGCCGCTGATGCGGATATATGATTAGCCATTGTGATCTGTAGATCAGGCACGTTTAATCTCTCTCTCTATTTCCAGTTCCATCATCTTCACAATTCTTTTTTCTGCTTTCTTTGTAATTCCAAACCATTCACGAACAGGAAGATTCCCAGCACCAGATTGATGAAATCCACCGACATCAGACATGGTAACATCTGTACCTTTGTATGTCTGCTTTTCGCCAGGATGTACTACAACTTCCTGATTCATCTTGGTTGCTTTGTCAATTACGAGCTTTCTCATCTTTCCTGTATTAACTAATGTTTTACCGCTTGTTTTCTGTGATGGTATCATTGGGCCACTTACACCTTGACCTCTATCTAATCTTTTGAAATGATCTTCCTTGATTATTTGACCAGCAAGATTCAATTCTTTCGTTAAATCGAGATTGATTTTCTTTAGATCGAAATTCTTTGTCATTGTTATTGCTTGATTAGCCACTTTTTTCTAATATCTTTTCAGCGAATCTCTCGCCTTGTTTAGCACCTTTTTCTATCTCATCCATGTGTTCATTCAAGAATGATAATCCAAGACTTAACAGATATGATTCTGGGTCTTTCATTAATTCATTTATTTTGATTGATGGCAATATACTCTCTGCATTTTGTATTACTTCATCTTGCAATTCATCTATCTTAGAAATGTGATTAAGAACTAATTGAGCCAAGACGTTTCAATCCTTCAAATATTGGTTGTTCTGGTACTGCTTCTGCTACTTGTTCTTCTTTTAATTCACCGAGCATTTCATCTAATTGTTGATCTGGAATATCAGGATTAAAGTATCGGATTAATTCTTTCCTACTCATTAGGTTGTTATCTAATTGGAATTGCAATCTATCTTTTTCTTCAGCCCAGGTAGTAGGGAATCCAGCTTCAGCGAAATCAACTGAATAAGATTCGGATAATGTTTTATTCTGATGTACTTGTAAGATGGTGCGATCTATTTCATATCTTGAATGTTCCCACTCCTTAAACAATGGTATGTCTGATTCTCTTGACTCCAAATTTTCCAAGCTGAGAATTTTCAACGCTTCGCCACTCGGTGGCGTTCCTCCTTCACCCCATCTGATAGCAAGTGAATGATTCTGGCCCACCTGGTTAATCATCATCTTTACGGCTTCGATCATGTCTTTAATAGAACCCGTTGGTGATACATATTGTAGAGAACTTCCTTCTGGAAGAGAAATCAATCTTTCGATACCAGCCTTCAGATTTGGAATCTCTGTATCTATTCCTGTGATAACTGGCTGACCTAATGCGAACCTTGTGGCCAAAGCGATCTCAGTCATCGCTATACTTACTTGTAATCCAGCCCTTGCAACATCCATACTATCCGATGAGAATTCAACCTTACTGATAGGCAAGATGCCATAAGGATTAATCATGTCTAAATTGTCGCCTATCGGATTCACACGGCCAACAGTATCGAATGAGAAATGCAATCCAGGTTCACCATTTCTTGACTCACTCCAGAATACAAACTTCCGATCACCTTTTAAATCCTTCCCTACTTCATAGCTAATACCATACGGACTTGATTCGCCATACAGATAATATTCTTTAGCATTGGTGACTATATCGTATTCAATCCGTTCATGCCTATCCGAATACTTACTGCGGAAGTGGCACTTCCCTATGAGCCATGCTATCTCTGCGAACTCTCTCGATTTACTATCGAGATGGTAAGCAAGATCATTATATTCATCTGCTGGTTCACCATTGATAAATCTCTCACATGGCGATTTAAATAACATCATCCTTGCCTTCGCAAATCTCGGTACAATCCGCATACCGAATGGCGGCACTTGTTCTAATGATGATCCTGGAAACCATTGAGCCAGATGTGTATCTAATTTCTTATTGTAATAGAAATCAAGAGCAGTATCTTTCTCGGCAATCTCATCCTTTTTCAAATCGTTCTCGGCACGTTGTACAGATTGCATGACTACATCCCTACCGAGAGAAGGAAGCATCACCTTATCGTGATAATTATATTCCATAACCTACCATTGTGAACTTGTTACCAGTCTCTGCACCACAGGATGTTTCAATGCAACATAATAACTGCAAGCATCGAAGGCATGGGAGAGAGTTATATCTTTTAATTTTTCAATTTTTCCGTCCCTTGATCTTTGCACTTGTTCTAAATCTTTAATCAAATATTTGCATTTCGGGTCAACCGTCATCTGTATCTTACCATTGGCATCTTGCAACATCCGATTTAATGCGTTGATTCTATCTATGATTGGTGGATTAATTTTCTTTGATATAACATTGAATCCATGATCTCTCAATATAGTATGATCTGATTTATTTGAAGTAGTTGATCTTGCTGATCCTGTTGCATCTGGATATACACTTATCCCTGGTGCTATCTTCTTCATAGCTATAGCCAACTGTTCAGTATTAGAATTGGATTGCCTGATTTCATCGAAGTAATGTATAGAACCATCAGAGTAAGAACATCCGAGTACAGCCGTCATGAAGTCACAATTAAAATCCACGCCAAACCATAGATTGGCAGTTAATTCTTCAGCCTGTTTAACATGAATCTTGCGATCAAAGTTGTATGCGGCACGGCTTCCTGTACTCACGAAATCAGCAAGGAATTCAGTCTTGTATGTCTGTTCATCCATTGTTGCCTTTGCTCTTTCTATCTCATCCTTTGGTACAAAGCCGCCTTCCTCTGTAGTGAACTGCCACGACTTCCAATCAGGATCACTCTGGCCCCGTAAGTAATAATCATATAGATGATCAAATGAATTAGGTGTACCAATGAATAAGGCATCACCTTGAGTTGTTGTCAGCATCGGATAGATAATCTCTTCATATACATGAGGTTTGATGTATGAGAATTCTTCCATCACAACCATATCCAAACCAGCACCACGAAGGTTGTTCTCTTGCTCAGAACCTTTAAGAGCAATCTCTGAATCATTCGGTAGTTTGATTGATAAGTCTGATTCATTTATAACCGCACCTTCATGCTGTCTCATTAATGACCTGAGTATCGGCCATGTCGTACTCTTTAAACTTCGGTATGTAGGCCCTACTATCCATCTACGTTCACCTGGTTGGATTTCTTTTGTTAATAGCCACATCAGACTGAGATAAGATTTTCCCCATCTGCGACCAGCTACAACGACTTTGAATCGATGTGGTGCTAAGAGAATCCCCCTTCTTACTTTGTTTATTGTCCAATTATTAGTCAAAGCTCATGATCTTGATTGGTTCAACTTTATTTGTCACTTCCCTTCTTTCCTTGCTCTTGCCTTCAGTCCTATCTGCTAATTCTCTTGCCGCCTGAACATTTCCTTTCATGGCTTCTTTAATCATCCCCACTATAACAGCATGGCGAAATGATTTATCTGATTCTAAACTCAACCGCTTTACCTTGCCATCAGCCATCTTCATTGTGATGTCTATCTCTTTTGAATTGAGTAATTCATTCGCTACATCAGCCCATGCTTCGCCCTTCTTTGGCCTACCATTAGGATTGCCTGATTCCCCTGGCTTCCATCCTTTGCCAGTTATTCCACCCTCGTTGTATTGTGGTTGTTTATCAACTCTCTGCACGTTCTACCCGTTCTGCCTTGTTTCCAGTAAATTCTTCCCATCGTTTTACAATCACATCACAGTAATGAGGATCAATTTCCATACCATAGCATTTACGTTTTGTTTTCTCACAAGCTATTAGTGTTGAGCCGCTACCTAAAAATAAATCAGCTACAATATCAGCTTTATGATTTCCTATTGCTCTTAACGGAACTTCTATTGGTTTTTGTGTTGGATGCAGTTTATTTACTCTATCTTTTTTTATCTCCCAAGTTGTGTTTTCAGTTGTGCTTCCTATAAAATTTGTCTTACTTCCTGCTTTGCAATATACAAAAGGTTCATATCTATTTTTATAATGACTATTCATATCAGCATAACCTGTGTTAATTTTCACCCAAGCCAAAACACTCATTACATCTATATTGTTATCTTTTAAAGGTTTGTAGATTTCATAAGAGTGTTTAATTGCATAAAAAATATAAATAGCTCCATTATCAATAATTAAAGGTATAAGAGAAATAAAATCTGAATAAATATCTATCTCATCATTTTTGAGCATATCCCTTTTATTATTAGTATTAATTTTGTTTCCGTGTATTACTCCACCTTTATAGCTTACACCATAAGGAGGGTCTGTAAATACCATATCAGCTTTTTCTCCATTCATTAGTTTAGCTACATCATCTGAGCTTGTACTATCTCCACACAATACCCGATGCTCACCTAATAGCCATATATCGCCCGATTTTGTTATGGCTTCTTTTACTTCAGGAATCTCATCATCATCAATCAATCCTTGTTCTGGTTCATCTTCATAGAATTGCAGTTCATCATTAGAGAATCCCCATTCCATCAATTCACTTACATCAAAGTAATTAGCGAGTGAGTCATAATCCCATTCACCCACGTTCTTATTCAATCTTATATTTAATTCTTTTTCCTGATCGAGTGGCAGATCAACTTCAACACATGGTATCTTATCCATGCCCATCTCTTTTGCTATCTTTAATCGTTGATGGCCGCCTACCAGGATATTCTTT